CCAAACAAGGCCATACCACGACCACCAATAGGTGTTCGAAAAGCCGGGCAAAACGCACGGATTGGTAACATTGATTCTAGTGTATATCTCATTTGTTTATATCCAATAATTTAGTAAAGTTTTTCTGGTGATGTGTATAACCTAAATAGTCTAAGATCTTACTGTGATCTTGATAAACTTTAGTTGTTATAAACGCACGTCGAACTCCTTTACTTTCTAATAATTTTTCCATTTTAACAAGCAAATCAATACCTGTTCGTCCTTGCCTATGTTGCGGTTGAATGTAATATACATCTTCTGCCGCAACTAAATATCCTTGATGCTTAATATGAGTGTAGGTAAAATACCCAATAAATCCAATCAACTTAGCATCCTTCCTGCATGTCATAAACGTATAACCATTTGTTCTTTCTAGTCTAGCGTATCTTGCATAATCAGGATCAAATGGCACATCCTTGATTACACTAATTTCTGCATAATGATCCTTTAATAAAGGTTCAATTTCATCAAGAATACTAGTAATCTTTTCCTCTTGGTAACTAATCATTTCAATTCCTATTCCATTAAGTATTTAGCAATAGTGGAATGACACCTAAATGGCTATCGTTTAAATTCAGTTACGCTTAATGTAGCTCCACCTGTAAATGTATTAGCATTACCTTGCAAACTACCAAGTATTAAATAATAGGTAATGTCATCCCCTGCAACATAATTAAAATCATTAAAACTTGCACTAATAACTTGTCCATTGGCCACTTGTTGTTGTGGCGGGGGTTGTGTCTGATTAGTAATATCTGCCCAACTACCAAAAAACTGTAAACGTGTATATTCGCTAGTAATATCTGGACTTCCACTATATGATACTGTCCATCCGCTTGATGGATTGACCGCACTCGTATACATGGCAAAACTTTGTCCAGTAGCATAAAAGCCTTTTTGGCTACCCGGTGCGCCTGCCGTGCATACGCTATATAAATTTCTTAAACCAGATGCAGGAGTAGTAATACTAAACCAATTAGCTAATGATGTTGGACTATTACTTACATAAACTGTTCCATTGTCTCCAACTGCACACCACCATCCAGCTGGATAAAAACCACCAACTGCTGGAGTCCAAGCAACAGCATTTAAATTATTGGTAGTTGGTAATTGTATTTTACTCCAAGTTACTCCACTATTTGTGCTGACCACTACCGTTCCGCTATCGCCAACAGCAACAAAAGTTGTTCCTGCAACTGCTACATTTGAAGACGTTGGATTAGCACTATTACACGCAACTGCATTTAAATTTTGCAATGTTACACCAGTGCCAGTTAATGTCCAAGTTGTAGTGCCACCAACTACTGCACCGACGTTAGCTCCGGTAGTATAATAACTACGTGTATTACGTATAATAGTTCCCGCAGATCCAACTGCAACAAAAGTAGTTGTTGTATCTGGGGCAGTAGTAGGATAAGGTGTCCAATTTCTTGCTGGACTCTTATTTGCGGCAATGCCATATAAATCTTGAAACACTGGGCTAGTTTCAAATGTTCCGACATCTGTAGCAATTGGATTGACTGCTGAATGACCACAACTACGTAATATTGTGCCGCCGGCACCAACAACCACAGCTGGACTTATAGGATTAAAACCACCACCACTTATTGGATAATAGTAGTTTAACCAAGCAACGCCATAAGCGGTCATTGAAGGATTTGAAAAATAATTGCCACCAATAGTTGTATGAATAATACTACTATTACTCATTTGTGTTCTATAGTCTTGACCATAATAGGCAACCCTATTAGGTGTTCCCGATCCAGTAGCCCATTGTGCTCCAGATACTGCCGAATTTATTGCACCCGGAGATACTGAGCTAACAGTAGAAAATGTTCCAGTTCCAGAAATATTACCATTGATACCAGTTCCGTATAATGCTGTTCCGGTATATGTTCCAAGATTATAAAAATCTCCCGCCGGAGGTAAACTGATACCATCTAAAAATGTTTGTGGAAAATAGTTACTTGATCCTGATTTCCATAATTCAACTAAGTTGTATGCTGGATTATCAGGATAGGTATTCATATACACACTATAGTTAATAGTAATACGACTACCAGTGCTACTGCCATCAGTTTGTGCAACAATAGTTGCTCCTGTTAATCCTAATGGTATACCACGAGTATTATATGGCCACAAATAACCTGGTGATGTTGGTATTTGTGTATTACCATTAATAAATTGTATTAAGTTTACTGTTGGGTTACCATTAACTGTAGAGTTTTGTGTAATGCTTTCTAAAGTTAAATTTTGTGTAGTAATAACGTTTTCAACAATACTACCGCCTAAAATTAATCCAGCGACAGTTAAGTTGGCACCAATTGTAGCATTGGCACCAATGACCAAATTACCACCAATTGTAGCATTTGCACCTACTGTTAATTGATTACCAATTGTGGTATTGCCGCCAAAATGTGCGGCACCAGTAGTGTTGGCTAACCAGTATCCAGCACTATTAATGTCTCCAAATGTAGCTCCTTGGCTAGTAATATTTCCAACCGTTAATGCATCCGCACTTAATTGGGTTGTAGTAATAGAGCCTGCAACAATACTGTTGCCTTGTATTGTATTTGCCTGTATTAAATTACCAGTAATAGTTCCGTTAGCAATTTTAACACCAGTAACTGTGCCATCTTGTAAAGTGCGTGTGCTAACTACAGCATCATTTAATGCACCGGTAGTAATTAATCCAGTAACAGATAAATTAGCTCCAATTTGTGCGTCGCTACCAACAATTAAATGATCACCAATGTATACGTTACCGCCAAAGGCTGCTGAGCCTGTGTTGGCCTGTAACCAATAACCATGTGTGTAAATATCGCCTACTGCACCACCACCACCAGAAATGTTAATAGCGTAAATGTCGTTGGTATTCAATGCCGAGCTGGTAATTGATCCAGTGTAGATAACATTACCAGATACCACGTTGGCCAATACTGATTGCCATAACGGACTGGTGTTACTACTAAATGATTTGACCACAGTAACTTGATGACCTGGGTAGGCCAAATTTGGATAAAAGAACTGTGCGGTGTCACCCGATATAGGTGTGTATGTTTGACCATAAGGGCTTACACCAATAGGAGCTATTACGTTAGCACGTGGGGCACTAAAAGCATTACTATACTGTGTGTCAATCCAATATGTAGGATCTGTATCTGTAATAACATAACCTAATGGAATAGGTCCTCGGCTACCTTGTGGTCCCGTATTACCGGCAAAGTTACTGGCTAATACCGTTGGATCTGACCATACTGTGCTTGGACTTGCATTGCCAGCATTGCCACTAAAAATTGCTTGGCTAAGATAAACTAATTGCCCATCTCCAACAGGCACAGTTGCTGACCATACATCAGGAGTTGTTGGTGGATACAAAACCAAACTGGTAAAGTTGAATTTACCACCTGTGGGTGTTAACGGTGCTGTGTTTGCACGAAAGTATATACTCTCATTGATAATTTGATTGGCTGTGGCACCAGTAATAACATCAAGGTTAATTGCTACACCATCTTGCACTTCATTATAGTTAACAGATGGCGGAACGTTGTCTGGTTGAAATAATACTTGTCGGCCGCCTAATGTGGCAAACCATAATACTCTTGTTGTGCCAAAGCCACCAGTTACTCGTGTCCAAATATAACTAGCAGGATTGTTTACATTACTAGGAGTTTCATCTGTTGTGTTTAATACACCATACCAACCTTGGTTAATAGGACTAGTTGAAAAGTTTACTGTGCCATCACCACTATTGGCATAGCGGACGTTTATCCATTGATACAAGTAACCAATAAGTTGATTGTTTGTATTGTTGGTAATTTGGCCAGTAGTAGTATTGGCTACCAATACGTTAGCCGATATACCAGTTGCTTGTCCTAAGTTTGCTAATGCATAATTAAGACTACTAAGGATCTCACCTTGTGAGTCTCCAGCTTCTACTGCAAAGTTTGCCATTAACGATCATCCTCAATTACGGTCACTTGCCAATTGGTTTGAGTTAGATGCCAAGTATTAGTTGTAGTATTACTTGAAAATATAACACTAACCACACGGTTGTCATTTTGGTTAATTTGACACCATGGATAGTAAGTATCTATATTCATATTTACCGTTGGTCGGAAGGTGGGTGATTGTCCTACGCTCGAAGCGCCACCAACAGTGACATCAATATTGCCATTGCCGGTTATGTTGACAATTTCTGGTAACACACGATGCACCTGAACTTTATTAGAATATGGAATGCCGAAATTGATATTGTCTCGTCTAAATGTAGATGATATTGCTGTGTTGCCTAAAAAACTTGTCCCTGTGTCTTTTTGCACCAACTGGGCATTGTTTACTCCACCTTGTGCATACACAACAGTTCTTGTGGCCAAGTTTGCCACATTGGCAGTATATCTTGGGCTTTCAACTGCATGACAAGCACTACTAATGTCACGTGGTGCATTAAACACATCTAAGTCATAACGATAGCCCAACATCTTATTGCAAAAGCCAGTTGAATCGAGATCAGGATAATAAATTTCAAATTGGTTCTTGCTGGTATTGTTTACCACAAAGATTTGATCTGTGTAATCAGGATTGATGTTGCTGTAAAAATAATCTTTAACACGTTGGTTACCTAAGCTAGAAAAGTTACCGCCTTGGAATACCCAAATATCACGTGCATCTAGACCATACACTTGACCATCAATGTTGGCCCAGCAGTTTTCATTCAATAGTCCACGTCCAATGTTAACAATCTTAACACCAAACACAGGTGCTGTAGTTGATTGATAATTGATTGGACTTAACGCCACTGTATCCCAATAACTACAAATATAAAAGTTACCATTGGCAGGAAACCCATCAACAACAGGACCACGAACAGGAATATCTAATTCGTTGGCTGTGTTTAATAATGTAGGTTCCCAAGTTGTTGGACCCGAATTGGTGCCAAAGTTTTGACTCCAGCGAACAGTATTTGGATAGTTAACTGTAGTGTTATTGTGTAATTCGGCAGTTAGGTTACCAGCTATCAACAATGATCCTAAATTAGGACTGTTGTATAATCGCATAAAACCAGCTTGTAGGCCATCCCAACTATCTGGGTCTGTGCCAGTATAATAGTTCCAAACATAAGTGTTAGGAGTTTGGTCAGCATAACTTTGATCATATAATCTAAATGCTGTTTCGGTAGGCAACAAATACATTGGTGGATTAATTGTATCGTTAATAAACAATACTTGACCATTCCAACTATCTGTAATGTTGGTATGCACAGAATATTGATTGCCAATATAATTAGGACTGGCGGTAGCATCCGGCGTAACTTCTGTAATACCAGATGGATTTACTGCATACCAATGACCAGTTAATGTGGCACAAACAAACCAATAATCTTCATTTTTCCAAAATCCAGCAGTAACATATATTACTTGACCGGGAACGCGACTTAGAATATTAACATCACCTAAGACATTTAAGATACCGCGTGTATCTGTTTCAACATTGAGTCCACTATTGTATTCGTTAGGACCTAACGCACTACTAGGCACGTCAGGTGTAAATGACATTTTCTGAAAGGGGGTTTTTACTGGATTAACAGCCATCTTTTGTCCTTAATCTTTAATCCATGCACAGGCAAATTCATCCCAATGACATGGTGCATCTGGTTTGCGTGGTATAAACGCATCTCTATCTGGGTCATAGGTATCACCAATGCCAGCAAAATTCTTTCTTAATGGTGTGCCACCTAATAGATGCACACCATGTTGTGTATTATAACTGGTTTGTATCCATTCGGCAGGATCACCTACACGCCAAGCATCAATAAAATCTTGTTCAGCGACAATAACTTGTGTTACTGTGCCATCTATAACTTGTGCAAAGTGGCTCATGCTGTGTAAGTTCCTGATCCAGTATATGATAATATGGTATTGCTACCAGATGTTGTTATTGTAACTGTCCCCGAATATGTGCCAGTATAATTGGCAGTTGGAACACTTAATATAATAACACCTGAACCACCTGAAGTTCCTGTTGGAGTTCCACCACCGGCTCCGCCTCCAAGATTAACAGTTCCGTTTGTAGCTACAGGACTACCTGAACCAGCATAACCGCCATTACCGCCACCGCCTGATCCACCAATTCCAAATGTTACACCTATAAATGCGCCTGCTCCGCCGCCACCGCCGCCTGCATAATAAACAGCTGATCCAGTAATACTAGATTGAGATCCAATACCTCCATCGCCAGCAATAAATTTATTTGTAGTAGTAGCACCTGCGGCGCCAGCGCCGCCACCACCACCACCTGGATAATATATTGGTCCACCATCTGCATAGGTAGCGCCACCACCATCATTACCTTGACCACTTGTGCCTGTTCCTGCTGTTCCGCGGTCTACAGCACCACCACCTGAACCACCATTGCCACCATCATTACTATTAGTTCCACCACCACCTACAGCAGTTACAGTAGTTAAACCCGAGCCAGTAATTGTGCTGTTGGAACCATTAGCTCCAGAACCTGCAGATCCGCCTGCACCAACAGTTAATGTATATACCGTGCCTGGTGTTAAAGAAACGGTATTAGTAAGTAATCCACCTGCACCTGCACCTGAATCGGCATTGGCTGCACCACCCCCAGCTACTGCTAGATAACTGACGTTATATGGAGTAGCTGTAGGATTGGCGACATAGAGACCTAACTTTGCGGCTCCAAGCATTATGCATAACCTTTAACTAAACTGGCTAGATAGTTAGTTCCATCGTAATATATGGTTATTGTATCAATTGCACCAACTGCGGTTGATAGTGTTTTGCTACCGCCAGCAAACTTTATGTCTGATGTCAATGTGTAGCTACCAGAACCACCTTGTGTAATAATTAACGTTACACTTTTGCCTGTGACAAAGTTACTCATGTTGGCAGTATTAATAGTAATGCTGCCAGTTAAGGTCATTGTTTGAACTGGACCTTGGTTGTTATTAACTGTAACTGTGCCTGACTGATTGCCTAAGGCTACTTGTTTTTCAGCATAAGCATTCAATACAACGTTACTTAAAGTATAACTTTGTGCGTTGACGTTACTATACCAAGTGCTTGGATCTTGTGTGTAAGCAACCGTTACTGTTGATACGCTACCATATTGTGTAACTTTAGCGTATGTAGTGCTGTTTGGAATAATGTTACCATAAATTGTGCTACCAACTGGCCAATTAATATTTTTAGTTCCGTAACTGTAAACTAAGAAATCAAACTGTCTAGCTGTCGCAGAAGTTGTAGCAACAACTGAGATATTACTATCTAAACTAACTTGTTGTAATGAAGCATAGTTAACGTTACCAAGGTAAAATACGTTGCCTGTTAAACTACCAGAAGTATTGGCAGTAAACTGGAAACCTGGGCTCATTGATCCGGTGTAGGCCACGTTAGAGAATGTGGCTGTTAATGCTGGACTAAAGCCTGCTTGAACAATATTACCGTTAGTAGTAATTGTAGTGGTTGTATCTTCGTTTAATAAAGCATACTTGTTGGTTGCGGTTGAACCCCATCCACTTACAGTATGTAAACCAACTGCATTGGTAATTGACAAGTTACCAGCAACAATAACGCAACCTGAGAACAAACGTGCCACACCAATATTACTTGCTGTGTAGCCTGTGCCTGTGGTAGCTGTTTGAACTAAACTGTATGTTCCAGTAGCAAAACCAATGTTGGCACTACCACCAGTTGGTGTTTGTCCAACAAAGTTAAATTGACCAACTGTGTGTCCAGCTGAACCAGTGCCTAAGATAGTTATACCCGATTGGGCACCAACTAAGGCAAATGAATTGCTAATATTACTGCTGAACCATTGCTTGCCGTTTAATTGGACATCTAAGGCTGTCTGCCCGGCACGAACACGATCACTGTTGGTCATACTGTTGGCTGTGCTTGGCCAAACTTGTAAGTATTGATATGTGCCAACAGTATTTTTATTAACAGCATCGTATTTGCTTTGTAGCGATACGTTACTGCTTAATATCATATTTGTAGTTTGGTTACCTGTTGCTGGCTGTTGTAATATGCCACCTGTATAAACAGGCACGTTGGTAATTGTTGATGTTGTTGCTTGGTTACTGGTGCTTGGAGCACTTAATGGGAAGGCATTGGCAAAGATACGACCATTGATGCCATCATATAATACGTTGCCGGCTAGATTACCTGAGAATCCTGCGGCTGCGGCTGGTGTAATAGTTGTGCTGTAGTTAACACCGTTGGCCCAGAATATACCTGATGTAGTAATAACATTGCCTACGTTGGCTGTGCCAAATACTTTAACACTCTTACCAATGCTACCACCACCAACTAATACAAACGATCCAGTTACTGGAGCAAGTGAAGCATCACTAACATCTGAAAGATTGGAACTGCTAATAACACCAGTAGCACCAACGCTGACACCGTTATTGCTAATGTATGCGGCTACTTCTGTATTACCATATGTAGATTGTGTAGAATATGCGGCACCATTGGTCCAGAATATACCACCACCGGTAATAACATTACCAAATAACCAATTGTTAGCACCCGAAGTAACCACGTTACCATTTTGAAGTGTTACATTACCCGTTGCGGCTAGTAATGCTGTTTTAGATCCAGCTGGTCCAAATCCACCTTGAATTTGAATACCATCCATATTAGCGGCACCACTGTCTTTGACAACTAAAGCATAACCACTATAACCAGATAACGAACCACCACCGATATCTATTTGTCCACTAACATTAGTTGTGGCAGCATTTACATTAAAACTTGGTCCACTGTAGGCTGCATAACCTGCGCCTGCTTGAACTGTTACGTCTGAACTACCATATACGTTACCAGTAGAAATACCTACAGTATTGATAATCTTATCACTTAATACTGTGCCACCGTAAACTGGCAAATAAGCGGCAACGTTGGTATTGCTATATGTGTTAGTAGCAAACTGTATGTTGGCGTAAGTTTCAAACGCACCAACGTTGGCATTCAGTGTATTAATTGCTGTTGCTTGCGTTGCCGCATTGCTAAACAATGTTGTAATATTAGTTGTAGCTGTGCCTAGGTTGGCATCAATTACTTGTAATGCAGATTTAGTAGCAAAAGTTAAATTACCGTATGTTTCAAATGCACCTACGTTGGCATTCAATGTTTGAATGTTTGTGCTGTTGGTTGAAATTGCTGAATTAGCGTAAGTTTGATATGCACCTAAATTAGCATTAATTGTATTAATTGCTGTAGCTTGCGTTGCTGCATTGCTAAACAATGTTGTAATATTAGTTGTTGCTGTGCCTAGGTTGGCATCAAGTGTTTGTAATGCTGACTTGGTAGCAAATGTTAAATTACCATATGTTTCAAACGCACCCACATTGGCATTCAATGTATCAATTTGTGTTTGTTGACTTGCGGCATTGGCTGTTGTGCTGAATGTTAAATTAGCATAAGTTTCAAACGCACCAACGTTGGCTTGTAATGCAGTAATGGTTGGATCAATCTTAATCCAAGCCGCTGCCTGTGTGTTACCATACGTGCTTGTGCTAAATGTGGCATTAGCGTAAGTTTCAAACGCACCTAAGTTGGCATTGATTGTATTAATTGCTGTGGCTTGTGTTGCCGCATTACTAAACAATGTATTAATATCAGCGGCCTGACTACCAGCATTGCTTTGCAATGCGGTAATGTTAGTTGTTGCTGTGCCTAGGTTAGCATCAAGTGTTTGAATGCGAGCATTAGCCCAAATTTCATAAGCACCCACGTTGGCTTGCAATGCAGTAATAGTTGGATCAATCTTAATCCAGGCAGCGGCCTGAGTGTTACCATAACTTGAAGTGCCAAATGTAGCATTGGCATAAGTTTCAAATGCACCTAAATTGGCATTTAATGTTTGAATATTAGTTGCGTTGGTCGTGATTGCTGTAGCTTGTGTGGCCGCGTTACTAAACAATGTAGTAATGTTAGTTGTGGCGGTGCCTAAGTTTGCATCAACGACTTGTAATGCCGACTTGGTAGCAAATGTTAAGTTACCATATGTTTCAAACGCACCTAAGTTAGCGTTAATTGTTTGTAAGTTGCCCCATATAGCTTTGATATTGCTATCGGTTGGCAAGTATGCCGCAACGTTGGCATTACCAAAACTGCTGGTGCCGAATGTGGCATTGGCATAAGTTTCAAATGCACCTAAATTGGCATTTAACGTTTGTAATGCTGTTTTTGTAGCAAACGTAACGTTGGCGTATGTTTGACTGCCGCCAATGTTGGCCTGAATACCAGTGATAGTAGGATCATATGGCAAGTAAACTGCCACGTTGGCATTGCCATAATTGCTACCTGTGGGTAAGTTAGTTAGTAAACTACCATCACCTAAGAAATATGGTGCTGTAATATTGCCGCCGGCGTTGATGCTAGCATCATTACCATAAGTTATGGTCTTTAATGTTCCTGTGCTGTTGCTTTGAAATACACCACCACCTGCATCTAGGTAGAACCAGGATCCTGTGCCAATATCATATTCGCTAGCAGGAACAGCCTGACCATTGGTCCACTGTAGTTGTGCATAGTCTTTACCTTGGACTGCTAATCCAGATTCATTGAATACGGTAAATGCATTTATTGTGCCGCCATAATGTGGTAAGAAACTTGCCACGTTGGCATTACCATATCCGCCAGTTGCAGAAGTGACACTAATCGTAGATACACTACTAACACGGCCATCGCCTCCAACTGTTACAACTGGAAAATAATCAACGTTACCATATGTTCCAGATATAACACCGCTGGGCAATACGCTGGCCAATACTTTTGTATTTGCGCCAGTTAAACTAAATCCAACTGTTCCTGTGTTGCTTAATAAAGTTAATAGCTGTTGAGCATTATTTAAAACGCTAGCAGAGCCGCCACCTATATAAAGTCCTGTGGTATTTGTTACTGATGTAGTAACATTGGCGTTACCGTATCCATATAAACCTGGCATAGCCGATTCCTTAAATTATCTTAGTGTCAATCGTTGATCTCTACGTGGTTGGAAAACTGAAGTTAGTTTTGTATGTCCACCGGACCATTTGCCTTTGTTGTTTTGATCTTCAACAGTATCATAGGCAAGATTATATTTGGCTAACCATTGATTAGCATCGTCGGCCATTTTGCGTTTGTAATAATAATTATGCAATGTGCCATATACATAACCTTCTGGCCATGACTGTAACACCACATTGTTTTCTATCACTTGTTGTTGGCTGTCTAAACTAAACAGTAACGGCCAAGTGGTAAAATAATACATGTTAATTTGTGTTCCTTCACTTAGGCCTGGAATGAATTCGTAACTTTGACCTACTTCACTAAACTTACCACGGTATACTTGTGGAATGTTAATAGGATATAGATATAAATTATTAATCAACTGCATGGAAATCATGTCGCGATCACCAATACGATCATAAACAATCCAAGGACCAGCACCAGCATTGGTATTATTGCTTTGATTAAAAAATAAAATTGGTCTATTCATGTCAGCTGGAATTGGAATAAATCCATTTGCATCAGCTGTGCCAACTGTAGTCCAAGGATTAGTCCTTAACGCAGGTAACTCAATGTTACGCATCATCAATTCAGCAAGATAGATACATTGCTTGATTTCATAATCGTTTGAACTACCTGTAAAATCTTTAATGTATTCTACTAACGCTGTTGCGTCTGCAATCATTGTGCTCATACTTTGGAACCTTTAAAGAATTTGTCCGATCCCATAGGGTTAGGGTAAGGGACATCAATAGGAATAGGCAATTTACCACCTGGGTAACATACAAATGCGTTATATTCCTTTTCTACTACTCGATAAAATTGTGCTTTTAGTGTGCGATCTCTTTTAATAGCGGCCCAGGGCATACCACCAAAAAATTTATAACTAATTTCGTGGGCAATAACTTCTGGCAGCTCCATCCATTTGTAACCAATTTTGCCATCGGGCATTAAAGGTGCTAATGGATCTAGGTAACCAGCTTCGGCACGTTTGCGATATTCAGCACATTGTTCCATAATATATGGCACATTGAACTGTTCTTTTTTCATAAAGAATTTTCCGCCATCGCGTCCGGTTGTGGTTAGAATGTTACGACTTTTGTTGTAACCTTCACGTTTCCAATTGCCTTTCATTTCATTATACAGTTTGTCATTTTTTAACAAACGATCTGCAATACCATTGTCTTTGGTAGCTAGTCCACCTCGATCCCAGCGGTGGGCATCCTGGTTGAATTCAGGTTCTGGACCTGTTAATTCTTGTCTATCTTGATAATTATTAAATTCGCTCATAATACTATTTAGTGTCAAAGGAAAAGGGCCTCAAAGGCCCTTTCCATATCCGACAAATCTTAGTAGTCTTTAGACTACGTTAGATTAAAATGCCTGATTGTCCCATGCACTTAGACGTTGGACGTATACGCTTGGACGTAATACGCCACCACCGCTTACTGTTCCAACAACACCGGCTGTTACACCAGCATAGTTACCTGAAGCACTGATGTCATGCAATACAGCTACACCAGCTGGGTTACGAACAATCAATGTTCCTTCCAAAATAAACTGATCTAGCGATGCGTCAGCATTACTAAACACTTCATTGTTAGGACCTAGATCACGTAAGCTACCCCACTGTAGAACTTCTTCGTTCAAGAAATAGATCTGGTTGCTTGCGCCTACCTGGTCCATAATCCAAGAATCGAATATCTCATAAGTGTAGTTGAAGTCGCCTTCGTATGTAGCGATTGTGTCGCCACGCTCAGAATTCACACGGTTAATACCACGGCTTGTAGGCATTGTGTCCGACAAGTGTGTGCGTAGTGAAGTTGGGCAAACGATAGTGCGGATCTTAGCATTGAAACGCTTTTCAGCTGTTGTTACCAACTGCTTGTATAGACTAGGAGCAAACTGCTGTAATGTTGCAGAATACTCATAGAAGCTAGAACCTAGGTATTCACCGTTGTTGGTGAATGTTGTGCTACCTGCGGCAGCGGCTTGAGCACCAATATAGAATGCTGAAGTTGCGCCAACTGCATTTGCGCCAAAACCTAGTGTATCACTGTTTTCAAAGTTGAAAAGTGTAGTGATTTGGTTGCTAGCAATAGCCAAGTTACCTGTGCCATCACCAACGCTGAACGAATGTGTGCCAGCGAAAGAGTTCAATGAACCCATACGACGACCAATTTGTGTTGCGCCTGTGATTTGTGTGTTACCTGAAGTTGCTGTGCCGCTGTAAGCTGATCCAGACTGGCCACTATACTTTGTGCCAACTTGGTCATTACGAACGATCTGAGCTTCAACGTCGAACATTAGTTCGATTAGCTGTTTTACTTCCTGGTAAGCCTGAGGATCACCACCTGATTGCTCAACTGCACGAGCTGTTCCAGTAGCACCAACAACAGTTTGGAAAATCTGTGTGTAGTTGCCCAAGTTAGCACGTTGGTTGCTTTCAGGAGTAGCTGAACTAACAGCCATACCTTCTGTTGCGGCTTGAATTGCAGGCGCACGATAAACGTCGTTTGTCCACAATGGTAAAGTAGAAACTACTTTACGCTTTTTAGCCATACACATGTTTAAAACAGGGGTATCGTCTTTAACACGGTTTGATACATCTAAGTCTAAATCTTTAACAACGATATCGGTTTGGTATGCTCCAGTGCCGTTACCGATTGCCGAGGTTGTAATAGTTGCCATTAAAATTCTCCTTTTTTAGGCATTATCTTCGACCTGCTCGCATAGCTTTCATTTTAGCTACAAGCAAGTTATCTTGGGCGTTTCTATCGCCCGCTCTGGCTTTCTCTTGAAGATTAGACATTTCATCCTTTCCAGATTGTATAGCGGTCCCTGAGCGTCTTGTAGTTAAAGCGGCAATACTGCTTCCAGCACTTTTCGCTTTGGGCCTGTCACGATATTTTAAACCATCTCTTATTAGACTAATGATATGCTCATCTGCACTAATAAGATCGATATTATCGATTCCTGGCACTAACTGACCTTTTGCTCCAGCCCAGTCCTTAGATACTTTCTCACGAACTTCCTTAAACACATATTCGTTACGCAATTCTTTGTCTTTGAATGCTTTACGATTTGTTTCTAAGATACCTGCTACCTGTTGGCGGCGGATTTCATAGAACTGTTCCAGTTTAGGTTTCAACTCACGAACTTGTTCAGATTGTTTAGCAATCCAACGTTCATTTTGTTCAATACTTGCTTCTATGCGAGCCCGTTGTGCAGGATCTCTAGTTTGTGCAAGTTGCTGTTGAAAGGTATTCTGGTAACCTTGCGTTTTTAGGATCTCATCGTAAGCCTTTTGTAACTCTGGCTTGACTGTGAACTCCATCGCCAATAACAATCCTTCTGCTTCAGCTTGTTTGTTTTGTAAATAGTCATCAAACTCAGCTTTTTGGATTTTTAATTGTCTTGCATCTTCACTTATTGCGGCGCCTTGGCCTAATATGGCAGCTGCCTTCTTAGCGTCAATTTCAATTTCTTTACCGTTACGCATAAATTTAAATTTTGCGTTAGGGTGAGTTTCTGCAAACTCTAAGAAATCAATAATATCTTCACTAGACGAATTCTCTTCGCTTACCTCTACTTGAGGGGCTTCAGATTCATCGTTGGCACTATCATACTCTGCTTCTGGTTCAGCAACTTCTGGCTCTACTAAATCGATATTGCTGTCATTATTGACCTCAACACCTTCTGGTGCCACAGGGGCTTCCACTTTTGCCTCGTTGGAAGAACCTGTCTCAGCGGTCTCGGTAGCTCTCAGTTGGTTACGCAAAGTCATTTCTTTCATTGCGGCCATCTTTTGGGCTATTGAATCCAATCCACTACTGACATTTTCGACAGGGACCGCCTCGGGTGCGGGGTTAGGTTTGTCGGCTACTATGGTATCCATGGATACTCCTTTTCAATTAAGCGTTGGGCTCTACAGGGGTCTGCAAAGTTACCACGCGATTTTTCATAAACACCGCTTTTTGAAGCAGGGCTACAAATTCGTCTATTCCAGAGAGTTGATTACTTATAGCAACTCTCAGTTGGTTATCTTCTGGGGTATGCCCTTTAATATCTATAAGGGCATCAGTTCTTTCAAATTTAAATTGATGAACAAACAAGGCAAAGTCTTTATTTTGCAACAAATTCTCTGCACTTGTTCCTACTGTTTTAACACGATCCAGTTGTCCTGGAGTCATAGTCTTGATATTATTCAAGTTCGCAGTCAAGCGATTGTTAAATGCATTAATTACATCATCATTGATCATTTCAGTTCCAATATAAGTTTATTTATGTTCCGTAAGCCCTGGCCTTATCCTCTGCCAACAAAGAATAGCCTTCTAATTGGCTACTTGCTGTGTTACCAGAAACTTCAGCTTGGATTTGGTCAGCTTTGACTTTGTCTAAGTTAGCACTTGCTAACTTTTTCTGATCATCTGGGCTAGGTTGCTTGTTCTTAGCGGATTCCATACCTTGAGCAATCATTTCTTTTACTTCATCTTCAGTTGGCAAGTAAGTATCGCAATCTTTAACGCCCAATACGTATAACATATCAGCATAAGGCTTTTTCAACTTCTTATATGCGGCAGGAGTCAAGCTGGCTGACTGAACACCAGCGGCAACTTCCTGCGCTAGACCTTGTTGAGCCTTCTTGATAATCTGTAAACGTTGCAAACTGTTCTCTTCTGACTTCATACCAAGTGCAAGCTCAATGTGAATGGTCTTACGATCATTAAAATTCATGTCATCAAAGCGTTGATAATCCATAAATTCGGCTTTGCCTTCAGGGTGAAACTCTTGTGCCAGTTTTTTAACACCATAATCATCGCCATAAGCTACCAATGTGCGCCAAATTAGCCAAATAGCATCCTTTAAACCTTCGGCACAGTTCTTGACTGTGTTGTCTTGAATAATTTGGTTTGGACTTAGGGCCAAATTTAACTTGGCACCACTATTACCTGGATCCATAACCTCTGGATTGAACACATCTTGAGGAGTAGTCATACCAACCATGCTCATTGTATCCTGCTGTAAGCGGTTCAACGACTGCTCAATAAAGCTAATATTGCCGTTTGGAGCTGGTAATGGATAGATATCCTTGGCTGGATCAAACTTGCTGTCTAGAATAAAGATAGCGGCTTCGCCATCTTGTATCATTTCAAAGTCTAGTTTGTCTGGTTTGACACCAATACGTGGTGTAGCTGTTAGTAATCCCAACTGCAATTCAGCACGATAGCCTGATGTTGCATATTCCTGCATGGGCACTACTGATTCAGCAATGCTCATACCATAGAAGTTTTGTGGTAATGGCTTGGGAACCATGTTGGCCACAGGGATAAACTCTACTTCTTTAGCACTAATAACATATTGTCCTGAGTAAATGAGTTCGATCAGTTCTAGTTCGCCGTCATTATCAATGTCGTAGCGGTTCCAAACAGTCAGCACAGTAACTTGACGTGCTTCTGGTTCCTGGGCACTATAACCTTGTGCAGGTAGTCCATTGATAGGGACCGAATCTCTTGCGTGTATTGCTAGGTTGTTCAGCAACGAGCCAGCTTGGTAGCTACCTACGTTACTGTATTCTGCATAGATCTTGAATTGTTCTAGATCAATGTCTGGATAAAGCTCTGTGGCTTCTTGTATGCTCATGGGCTTGTAAAAGCCGCAGAATGGTTGTTCTTCGATGCTGATAACAGTTGGGTCACACATCCAATAGTGTTGTGCAATAGGACGGAACTTGACATTAACTGTATAGCCAGTTAGTTTATACTTGGCTTCGTAAATGGTATTGCGGCTGATGCTGTCATTGAGTGCATCTTCGCCTTCTTGTAACTGCACATTGTTTTCTGGACTGTCTTCTTCTGTTAGGTCATGTTCAAAATCACCTGCTGCCATTGCTTGGCTTTGATCCATGCGAGTTTGAAAACCATTTTCATCAGTTTGCTCTCCAGCATTGGCCAAGAACTCTTGTGTTTCTCGAGTTACCTGTTCTAGGTCTACACGAATCTTACGACGACTTTTACGCAATGCTGTTAAACCAGCGTCAGCAGCCTGTTGTTCAAATGCTGCCAACTGATCCATTGTGCCGTGTGTGGTAACATAGCGTGTAACGCTTTCACGCATTGGCGCTATCATCATTTCGCCATTCTTATGTAAACAAGCATCCATGACCCAATGTTGTAAGATCATGTGTGGATCATTATTTTGGTTGATCAGCTTATGCACCATTTCAGTGGCCTGTCTTGCGGCCACTTCATCCTCTTCGTTATCGGGCACAAACTCAAAATTGATTTCACCGTTCTGTGCCATACCCTTAACAATAACGCTGGTGGCATAATCAACACAAGGTTTAACCACAGGGTGGATATAATCTATGCCGTTAACTGGCGCAGTTGATTGACTTACAGCTAAGTTTAAATAGTGATAGTCACTAGCACGGTTAATATTATTCTTTGTGGCTAGCAAACGCAAGTTGGCCGCACACTTCTGATCTAGCAAACTCTTCATTTTGACAAAACGAGCCATTTGCCCAGTGTGTCCATTAAGATTGCTGATTACAACGTTTTTTAAATCTAACATAGATTATTCCAGTAGTTATTGTATTATTTATACGCTATTCATTACCACTGTATACACGCTTCCATTCGGGCATAGTAGTGGTGATTTGCTTTTGTGCTATGCTGGCTTTTAATTGATGTTTAGCAGCCCGAAAGCGTTCTCGAGGACTGCGTCCATCCCAGGTTTCAGCTAGGCCATTTAAGCACCCTAGTAGTGCATATCGAGCTGAGTCAATGCAGTCATCCGGGTCACTAAAACGTCCCCGATCATCTGCATAATAGTTTTGTGCTTCACGCAAAAACTCTACACAGTTTTCATTAATGTGTAGTGTGCCCAACTCTAGCATTTGGCGCATGGTGTTGATACCAAAGCTCTTGTGGTTAGTTCTACGTCCTTGATCATCTGGCGGATTCATAATAGCTTCTGGATGCACGTTTAGTTCATAACTTTCAAATAACTGTCTGATGCTTAGGCTATTCATAGTATATCGTCCAGGTGTTCCAGCATCTGCAGGTAACACAATGGGAGTGCCAAATACTTCAGGTCGCATTAAATGATTTATGTAATTAACTGGGTTTGCTTCTTCGGTGCCCTTGACCACAATTTGTTTATGTAGCCATGCTTCCTGTTCATTAGGATCCCAGAACATTAGGCTAACCACAGTTTTGTCGTTGACCAAGCCCAAGTCAAGTGCAATGATACGATGCAATCCACTTGAGCTGGACAGGTCGTAATCACCATTCTTATAAGTAGGCCATTCACGCAATTGAAACACAGCACCTTTGCCCATGACAGGAACACCATTGCGGCGAGCATCACGTTCGTGTGGCAAGTAGTCACGTTCCAATTGACGGCGTGTGCTCATTAACAAGAAAGGTTCGCCCCAGGGATCGTATTCGGGCACATCATCCCATGATACTCTGATGTGTTCATATCCCTCTTCATGGTGCCAAAACTTTGACACCAATCCATTGAGGCCCTTTAGTGGTGTAAATGAACATAGAACTTGTCCCTGGGTAGTAGCAGTTCTAGTTACAATTTCACTAAAGAAGTCATCTGGTGGTTGTTCATCGAATACGGCAAGGTTCAATTTAAAACCCTGCATTTGGCGAACTTCTTGTGTGTAGTTGGCAAAGACCAAATAGCTGTTGGTGCCTGACGTGTGACGTATCTCTACGCCCAAGCAATTGGCACCATCATTACGCATAGTTTCAAACCTAATGCATTCACGTGGAATAGCGCCAGTGCCTATGTTGTCTGTGATCTTGACATCTTGTGTGCCCAACAATTCATTTTGTAAAACCATGGATACCTGTTGCCATCCTTCACCTGCCACCATAGCAGTTATAGGTTTGGCATAACGTTTACCCTCCCACCAGGCAGGATACAAACCAGTTAAATGGTAAGCTGTTTCAAAACATGTTGATACAGTTTTACCAATACGGTTAGCGGCTAGGATGCCACGCCGTTCACTGTTACCTGTAGCAAAGAATCGCTTTTGATGTTCAAATGGTTTAAAGTAACGCAGTTGGTTATAACGCATGTCCTCTTGCACAGCTATAACAAATTCTTGGAACTTGGTCAATGCGTCAAAAGGCATGCCATTTAAATTGTTGGGATCAAGGTTATGCTGTTCGCACACATAGCGAATGGCACGTCGCATCAACAAATTGGGATCTAACATTTAGAATCCTTTACGGATCAAATCTAGTCTATAAGCTGTTTCGGCAAGGTCGCGTAATTCTATTGTGCTCATACGCCAGGTTTCTGGATTGTCTATTTCACACCCATCACGCTTGTCTAAACCTGCTTGCAAGCGTTCCATAGTGAGTCTTAAACAATGTTCAACCTGGTTAGGATAACGTTGAGTAAAGCTGTCACGAGCCACGGCATTGACCTTTTGTAGTATTCGAGTATCTGATGCTTGACGTTCAGCAACACGCTGACGATCAATGCCAATTGTGCCCTGAATGTCGCTCATTAACTGCCCCATGGATTGTCAATACTCTGAGCACCATCCTGAACAACGAAGTCACGGTCAATCCAAATGTCCCATTGATTGCTTTTGTTAACACGCAACTTTTGCATGTGAGCACGTAAGCGTGTTCCAATAGCTGTAAGTGTGCCGTCACCACGACGAATAACTTGTTCGCCAGTGCGTGGATCAACCCATACGATCTTTTCTGGTTGCTGTTGACCAAACTTGTTGATCTTGCTACCAATAGCACGACGTCCCAATGGTCCTAGGATTTCGTAAGTGATCATGCTGTTGGCATACTTGCGGAATACCACTAGACATTTTTGATCTTCACTGCGCCATTCAGGATCTGGATGTGGAAAGCTGTTGGTGCCAAAGCGTGTAACTAGGCCGCCAGCCTGTGCAATAGAAGGATCACTTGGGGGAGGTGGTGCCAGAGGTTCTTCGGGGATTAGATCATTCTTATCCAAGTAAGGGTTTTCATTGCCTAATAATTCTTGTGGTGGAATAATACCATTAAGCACATCTAGTGCAATTTGATATTTGACCTTGTTGGCACGGCCCTTTAAGTTAAGCACAACACCTGTGGTGTCATAGACAAACTTTTGTAGCTCAGTGGCTGTAGGAAAGTCAGTCATAAGGCCTTCCATGTCAAAAGCCAAGTTATGCACTACTGGTTTCGGTAGCGTCGGACTAGCTGTTGCATCAGAAGCCTTTTTGGCTTTTGTTTCTTTTGGGGTTGGAGTTTCTGTGGCCTGGGTAGTTGTGGTAACTTCATTGTCTACTTCCCACATTGATTCAGTTTCTTTCTTGTTCATTGCTGTTCCTTTATAAGTTCAATGTTGCTGATTGTTAAGGACAATCAGCAAACCTTAATCGAAATATTGTTGTTATTATCTTTTAAATTTGCGTGGCTTAACAATAGACTCAATACCTTCTTATCCTTTACGGATGGTATCGGCTGTGTCCTGACCACGGTCTTCATAGGCACGAGTAATGTAGTCAGCTAATGGAGCACGTTCTTCTTTGGCAGAAATGAATGCTCCACGCTTGCCATCGTGTGCGCCAGCGTTGCCTGTTCTTGGTCCCATTGCCACGTTGACATTGTCACGTGCATGTGGGTTCTTGGTTGTCCAGCTTGATGCCGTTTCCTTGGCAATCTTTACTGGACCGTTTTTTACTGGGTTAATTTGACTTGGCATTTCATTATCCTTAATTAGCTGATGAGCCTGGAACAACTGGTGTAGCAAATACAGTAGTTGATCCTGTGTTGGTTATTGCGGCAACATAAACTGTGCCTGGGTTTGGGTTAAGACCAAAGTTACCTTGAATAGTTAAAGAACCATTTGGTGTTAGGATTGTGCCACCAGCATCAGTGCCTACGCTAGGATGATCCATAGCAATAGCAGCCGCGTAAGTTGAGAATACGCCAACGTATGCATATACTGTGGCGCTGGCATTGGTAAAGTGGAATGTGTTAGTGCCTGTAGCAACGTTGGCCACGTTAGCTGTTGCGCCACCTGCTGGTGTTAACGCTTTTGTATTTCCTGCGACTATAATAGACATTTTACTTGTTTCCTACATTGATGCTGTCGGGGCTACCAGCAAATGACTTAACAGTGGCTCCGCCATTAATGCGTCCACCTTGTGCGGCTGTGGCAATAGTCTGTTTAAGTGCATCCTTGGTAGCACTAGGACCAACTTTCATTGGACTAGAACTAGCATTGCCTTTAAGTGGACCACGACCTACATTTTGACTCAAAGCCCGATCACCAATGCTGTATGGATTGGCGCAACGTGAGCCTTCGTTCTTACGATTAACGCCAGTGCCAGCCATTCCTGCAAAATCTAAATTTGTGTCTTTCATTTTGTTTTTCCTTTGCGAGCCATTGCTGGCTTCATAATCTTATTTACTCTTTTTGTTTTTGTGGTTGCGGCCCTAGCGGCTCTGCTTCCCTGCTTCATAACAGCATCAGTTGGGTTCATTGTGTAAACACCTTTCAATGCCATTATTCCTGGTCCTGGCTTTTTCATAGCTTGTGACCTTTCTCACTAAAGTCTTCTAGGTTGTTTAAGTTGTGTTCTGTTCTAGTCATTTTGGTTGCACTAGGACGAACAAAACTACCTTCAACAACTGTCTTATGATAACTGTGACTACGTTGTGCGGCATGTGCTGAATGTGGCACAATACTGCCCGCCTGGCTTGCTGGTTCTCGAGGTGTAGCTCTATTAACTGTAGAACTATTACTAGGATGTTTAACCTGGGCTCTCAAGTTAGGTCCACTTACGCCTGTGCTACGATCGGACCTGGGAGTTATCATTTTTTTGCCCGACCGCCAGCTGCACGTTTAGTTGCATACGCAATTGCCACAGCCTGCTTAGGAGGTTTACCTGCGGCTATTTCCTTTTTAACATTTGTCTTAAAGGCTTTTGCACTTTTACTTTTAACTAATGGCATATTATTTTCCTTTACTTACTGCAACAATTTCAACAACATCAGGTTCTTCAACTGTGGTGCTGGGCTTGGCTGTAGTTTTTGGTTCCATAAAACGAGCACCAGCTACTTGAGCATGATACTCAGCACTTTTCTTTTGATTGTGCCGACTGTGTGTAATATCTTTAATTTGAGCCATACTATTATTTACCTTTTGTGTTGACCTGGGTTAATGCTGTTAATGCTTCAGCGAAGGCTTCTGCTTTGGCTGCAACAGCATCTTCACTTTCTACTGTGGTTATCTCTTGCTTGTCAGCCACTAGCTTGCCTAATAGAATCTTTTCATAATCACGCACACCAGCGTGGTCATCACGCTCAATGGCACGGGCATAGTTAATGGCCACACGTTCGGCAAAACTCATGCCCACGTGGCTTTCAATATGTTCCAATAGATTTTCTAGGCTGACCTTATTGGTTGAACCTTTGGGACGACCGGCACCTGGACGATAGCCTCCACGTCCTGGTGACTTGATCTTATATCTAGGTTGGCTGGTAACGGTTTCTTTAATGTTATTAGTCATAAAGATATTTATGATTGAGATTCCGTGACCCTGATGAGGGCTTGTGCTTTTTGCTTGTCATGCCTCTTTATCTAATCAATCTCTCTTGGGATTCCGCTCACACCATAGTCTACGCTGTTCTACCAAATCAATTGTTCGTTTAGCGTAAGCATAAAATACCTGGATATTGGTAATAACTCTAATTTCTACATTGCCCTGTAGTCTTACATCTGTTCCTGGTATTGGTTCCATTTAGTCTAACCAAACTACAGGTTCAACTAGTATATCGAATTGTTCTATAGGTCTATTGGTATCTGTTAATATGTGTATTCTGTGTTGATCACTGGTGTTCTCTATTCTATGTTCTTGTTGTATATCGGCTAGATACAGGTAACCATCAGCTGGTATTGCATATCTTTGAACTTGACTGTGATCTTGACTTCTAAACATAAATTCTGCTTGGGGATTAGTTTGTATAGCTATATGCCCACGCCAAAATCCATATCGCTTTTGTTCATATCGACTGTCTTGATGCCAGGCGCAATCACTGTTGGGTTCTAGGTCAGCAATCCTAGTGCGTTTGGCATTGAATCCCCGTCGGTTTAATTGTTCTATTAGGGTCTGTGCGGCACCTGTGTATAGTGCTGTAGGCTTTTGGAAACGATATCCATCTGGAAACTGTTGCTTTATTTGTTCTAGTGTTAGGCCGGTAGTTCCGCCAGTTTGCCAACCATCCCCGATACTGCCTGTATTGCTTTGTATACTCCAACCACCGTGACGTTTTGTTCCTTGGTAAACTTTAGTGTGTTTTGTCACTTGCTCGTGGTAATAGTCTTGTAATGCTGCCAAGTCAACTTGGAAGTTGGTTTTAAGTAATACGGCTCGGGTATTGCTCAGGAGGAATTCTTTTAAGGGTTGCATTGTAATACTTATAGACGTAAAAAAGCCCACCGTTTAAGATGGGCCAAAACCTCAACAGGGAGATATTAGGTTTTAATTCTTTTAAACCAAAAATTGTATGGTTCATCAATCTTGATCAATTCCCAACCCTGAGCACCTAACTCATTAAGGTCTGCCAAGGTTTGCGCTTGGCCTTGGTTAAATCTTGCTGTGTATAGTTTATATTCCCATTGTGTCATTGCATGTCCTTAGTAGATAGATTCTAATGCCAATAGTTAGGTTTTAAAATTAAATGCTTTAACCAATAGGCCAATGGTCTTTACACCCAAACACATGACCATGGCTACTAGGCCGATAAAAGCCGCAAAGGTTACCACTGTGCTGATAATCCAAATTCCTGCTAACATGATAAATTCCATCGACTTCTCCTATTAGTAAATAGATTCTAATGCCATTTCATTGAGTTGTTCACGATTCTGATCTGTTAGTTGATCTAACTCATCATCTGACAGTTTGACACCATCTGCGTATTCAGCATAACTAAAATACGCATCACAGAAGTCTGGATAATCACGCATATCCACACCATCAATTTCTACGTTTACTACTGCTCGGCCATTTAATTCCATTTTGCTCTTCCTGTTGGTTTACTGTATTTACAGTATACTATATTGAGCTTTTGTTGTCTGTTGTTTTTCTGCAACAAATAACCATAAAAAAAACCCACCTGTTTAGAGTGGGCCAAAAACCTCAACAGGGAGATATTAGGTTTTAGGATAATTGTCAAAGCGTTCGTAACGCGGGTTAATATGCCATTTGTCTATTTGTTCTTGGCTAGTGCCACGGTTCTTTAACCAATATTCTACACTTTCTTGCAAGTTCATAGCATCCAATAATTGATCTTTCAATGTCAGGTGACGGTCTTGTAACATATTCATAAGATCTTTTTTAGTTGGGTGAGTGTGCATTCTGTTGAGTCGCTTTTCTAGCCGGTCAATTCTAGCTTGAAATACATGCCATTGAACAGATAATTCGTTCTGTGATAAATCTTTAATTAGTGCCATAGTTTTCAATCTCCCTCGGGTTTTAATGTGGATTATTTATTTGCTGAAATATTTCCCTGATGGTCAGAATCAAAGTCTCTGAATTACTCTTATCCATTATATAGGCTATAAATTTCTCTTGTTCTGATAAAGTCCATTTTTCCAGATTGTTCCAGATAAACGCTATAACTCTGTCAGTTTCTGCATCTCTCATTTGCTTGTATTCTTCTTGTTTCATAGTCTCTTCTCCCTTTGTGTTAAACTATAATAGTATTATACTATATATATATTTATCACGCAAGCAAAATAACCGGGTCAAATGGTATTATTTTGCCCAAAAAAATACCCCAACACCATTGTCAGGGTATTTCTGCTACAGGAGGTATAGCATTACTAATCAATTACTGTTAGTATACTATTCTTTTGTGTCTCGGTCAATGACCACATTGGGATTACTGCGTTGATATTCTTCCAAAAGCATTTGCTTACTGGCATCATCTAAGGTTTTAAATTGTGGTGCTTTCTTTAATCTAGGCCATTCAGGGGTGCCACCCAAACACAAGTGTTCTCTTAGTGCATCCTGACTTAAATTACGGCTGCATCCTGGGCAACTATATCTAGTCTTAACTTGTCCGGGTGCGCCTTGAACTGGTTGTTGCCCAGGTTTAATAGGGAACCAGTAGTATTCTCTAAACACACGCCAACCCCTAGTGGCCTTTCTATAAACAGTTATCTTCACATAACTATTTAGGTTATTTTGGCTTTAGACTAATTGTTCTTGACGCACTTGTAGTATGTCCACAACTTCGGCTTCAGTTAAGGGTTCTACTAGACTAGGATAACTGTCTGCTGATATTATGGTCAAACGATCCTGTGTTGTTTGTGCTGTTCGGCGTAATCCCGTATAAATCCCTAATGGGTTTTCTTTTGTGACTATTTGATCCCAATGACTGCGGGTATAGTTTCTATAAGTACTGTCAACTATGGTCATCAATACTTCAAGTGATTCTATGTCTACCCAAGTAATTTCATATATATCTGCATAATTCTTAATACCCATTTTTCTTGTGATATCTGATAGTATGTATGTCTTCATGTATAACTCCTGTCATACATTTATTTATTATCAAATTAATATTTTGGGTATTGTGTAATTATCGCCTAGTAATATGCCCCAAAGTCTGGGTCACGCTTGAACTTGCGAACATAAGCTGTCCATGACATGGCAAAGTCTTCGCAGGTAAACAAGCTGATTAGTTCTCTTGAATGCAGGTAATTTTCTGTGTGTGTGCCTTGTGTTTTATTCATTAAGGTTGCATACTCATGAGCTACTGGCAAGTTGAATGATTCTAGGGTTTTTACTGCTGAACGTAGTGTGCTTTGGCTACCAGCTACATCATCTACCAACAAGATTGGTCGGCCGGTAATGACGCCTTCGGTAAAGTTTAACAATCCATAAGCCTTGCGTGACTTTTTAAGTGACATCATTGGTGTTCCTAACAAGCTGGCCATTGCCAATCCTAATGGGACTCCGGCATCTTCACAAGCACCAATCTGCACATCCTGGTTGGGCAATCTAGCTACCAATAGCTCTGCGGCTGTGAATACAAATTTGGGATCAAACATACATCTACGCAAATAGATTTGCCAAGTGTAAGTTCGATTAGGGGCTTTGCCAGGAATACCTGGTGCGCCGGGTGCCACGCGATACACAGCCTTGTGTTCTATTTCATCTCTAAGATACTGCATCTTGGCATCAATCACTGCTTGATTCATTTCCAGTTGTAATGCTTCTAGTCGTTCTGTGTTCATTTCAATTCCTTTGTATTATATTTATTTATGCTTGCAATTAATCATTGATTAGAACTAGATAGTCTGTTTGGCTTAACCAAGAAATATGACATTGGCAAACTTGACAATATATTTCGCCTGCATGTAATCCCTTTCCAGGTCTTATGTCTACGGCATGATTGCCGTGATCTTTGGGACCTTTAACAGGTTCGGCATCTTTTATACGCTGTGCTTGGCCCCATGCACGTTTTTTAGCTTGCCATTGGCGTTGTGTTAACTTAGCGGACATTGTAAAATCCTGGTAGTTCATAATGATATTCTGTATAATCAGGTTGATTTTCTTTTTCTATTCTAGCACGTAATTCAGCAATAGAATCATATCTATTGCAATCCTGGACCTGGGCCATAATATCAGACTGATAACTACATGCGTCCAATTCCTCTTGATAGACTCGATTTTTGTGTTCCTGTTCCTCTAAATTGTCTTGTTCAAAGCGTTGATTAAATTGTTGATCTGTGCCAATGGGCCAAATGTCTTCGTGTTCTATGCGTATATATTCATATTCTTCTCTTAGAATAATTTGGCAATCAATGACTGCACTGGTAGGCAATTTTTGTCGATAATAAACACAATCATGCACAGTCATTAAGGGGGTGAGTCCTGTCATTGACTCAATTAATTGAATAAACTTTTTAGTCAAGTAGGCTTCTGTATTTTGATAGATCCAAGCGAGTTTTTGATTAACTGTCTTACGACGTCCATTGGCATTTTGATATTGATATCGTAGGCCTAAATTCCATTCAAAGTCTTGATCTGGCAAGTATGCATCGATAGTGGCATTAATTGTTTTAAGATCTTCTGTGATAAACTTGAACTCAGTTTGGTTAATCAATCGTTCATATGCATCGGCCGTGTAAACCTGACGTCGTATGGCATTAAATGGATTGTTAATAGGGCGAGCACCAAAGCCTAAACTGGTAAACACACTTTTGACTGCATCTTCACTGATACCTACTTCTTTTGCAATGCGTGTGCGTATATTCTTTCTATAACGAATGTAGTCTTCTACTTGTGCTATCTTGATAGTGGGATCTATGGTCTTGGCAATACTGGCCATGACAGCAAATGAATGTGCTTGGAAATCATATTTGTGGCAAACGCCCAGGGCCGCATGACGAACTTCCCGGTTCATTCTTTGTAAACTGTTATAATGTCCATATTCACGACCTGTATCTGCCGATTCCCAATATTCAAATAAACAAGTTTTACCATCATGTATTTGATGTTCTAGATATAATTCCCGTGCTCGTAATAGATTATTAGCCAAGGCATCATAATATTTGCCAGGACCTGTTATTCGTGTTTGTTGTTGTGTGTGTTCAATAAAACTGGCTAAACTTGCTGTATCTATCTCAATGATCTTGTTGGTTCTTTGAGCTATTTCTTTTCGCTCTCGATCGGTTAATGCCTGCGTTGGCATTTCTAATAATTCAAACATAATCTGTTCCTTATATATGGGATTTAATTTAACTCTAGATAGTTTACCTATGTTACCCCTAAAGGTAATATCAATCAATCTTGTTTTTGGGCTTTTTTGTAAAAAGGAAAATAGTCGTTCTCGCGTATTCGTAATGCCACAATCATTATAAACGAATTTACTATTAAAAGATAGTTCTTCGTTTTCGTTGCCAGGACGAAGTATTGCTTGTTTGATTTCGGGTAAGACAACACTAACATATTTGTTAGCATACCTATCAGCAAGATAGGGTTTGATATCAGGATAGATTTTTTTAATCTCATCACTGATTATATTTGATAAATTCATTTCAATTCCTTTTGGTTACGAGTATTAACATACTTACAGATCTCAATCCCTACATCATCCATTACATATCTATACATACATCATCTATCTTGTATATCACACGGTAGTGACTTTTTGTGGTTTTGCTACACGGTAGTGACTTTATTTTACTACACGGTAGTGACTTTTTGCAACCTACATTAATACTTATTTTATCCATAAAAAAAGCCCCTCAAATGGGGCTTTTTTGATCAATTTGTCCATAATCGGTATGTTGACGTAGATACTGTTCTTCACGTTCACTGATAATGCCCTGTTCAAATAACTTCATTTGTATGGCACGGATAGTATTACGCACATGGGCAGGATTTTTGATGCCTTTGATAGTGGTTTTGAATGGATCTTGATAGGTTTTCATATAAAATACTTATGTTTTGGCGCCGCAAATGCCACCTTTATAAGTATATTGTAACTGGAGTTAACAGCACCGTCAAGGATGTCGATCACCAAAGGTTTTTGCTGTTTCCCTGATCAGGACCCAATTGACCCAGTTACACTACTACCAAAACGTTGTGCTTCTGCTTGTTCCACTTGCTCACGATATTCTATAGCTTGGTTAGCCAATTGAATATATTCGGGAGTTAACTGACCCGCCACAATAAAACCACGTAGGATCATGGCTACCATACTGTGTATTTCTTGTTCTGATTCTCCAGCTTGTTCTAGCTGTAACACAGCATCTTCCAACATGTGTAGGACGCTGTGATGTTTTTGTTCTTCAATTAATTGCTTACGCATCTGTGATAATTTAGTGCTCATTTAATTCTCCAAAAAAGAAGCCCCGGGAATCATGACAAACCCAGGGCTAAAGTTACTACAGGAAATAGGAAATACGAAGGGCGGACACACAGAGGATTAAGGATTATAACCAATGGCAGTAGGTTACTAGACAACCCGCCCTTCATAATTATTTAGCCTTGGGTGTTATGTGCCAACGATAACCGCGCCTAAAACTCCAGCGTTTACGTAGGGCTTGTGGTCTAGTAATTGTATAACGAATCATAATATCTTCTATGTTGGCTGTGCGAACAAAGTCAATGTCTGCTTCTGTATACCTATATACACGATTCTCTTGTTTATGATTGTAAGCATAGCCTTTGGTGCCAAATGGTCTACTGCTGACAAACAAATCATCTCGGCGCATTTCTACTAATTTGTCCTGCTGTGTGCCTTCTAACAAATGATCTGGATTGATACAAAGTTTATTATGGCAAGTATGATTAATGTTGCGTTTGGTAGGCAAGCGATTGTGAGTCATCATCCAAGCTAGCCTATGTGCAGTGATCATGCCACCAATGTTGCCTGTGCTGGTTCTGCGTCCATCTGCATAGGTAAAGCCTACAAAGCCATAACCTACATTACTGGTAACTCCAGTCCAATTGACACAAC